TTTAAACATATCAACGGATACATCCTTTGAAGCAGATGATTTAAAAGCGTATTTTAACTCTAAATTAACAACACAAATGGGTATGAAAACAACATCGTTTGAACAAATTCAACGTTATTTTATACATAGTCAAATGAATATAAAAGAAGGGGCTATCGATGATAGTAAATTATTGAATAGATGGGGATGTCCTATACTTTCTCCAGATGTACATTTTGAAATAGAACCAACCATGGTACTAGATCCAATGCATGGAACTACGGAAGACTATTTCAAAAAACATATTCTTTATTCTGGAGAAAGGGATAATTTGATTGGTGGATCTAGAGGTACATCATCGAGGAGGTCTTCACTTCATCGATTTTCAGTAAAAGGCGGACGGTATCGGGTGTTACAGTATAAGGGAAAGAGACAGTCAAGGGTAAATCGGAGGTGAACAAGTTTGTTCCTGGTTTCATTAATCGAAACAAGTTCAATTTAGAATAAATGGTTTCCAAACATCGCTTCAAATTACGTACTCCCTTTTCATCCCCTGTAAAATGATCAATGATATATTGAATGGCTTGATCTGTAAAGATCACCTCTTCTTCACTGAACGAAATGTTTTGACGAATAGATTTGGACAAGTACTGTTTCGCAATAATCGTCTTTTGAGGCGTAGAATATCCCTCCGTCTTGATAATGTACATGCGATCTCTCAGGATAGGATTCACCTTGGAACGATCATTATAGCTAAACACAAAGAGACACCGCGATAAATCAAGATTGACACCATTGAAATATTTATCTTGAAAGGAATCATTCTGTGACGTATCCGTCAAGTGCGTCAAGATTCCAATCACTTCTTCTCCCTTGGGCGTCTCGCTTACCTTGTCCAGCTCATCAAAGTAGAACACGGGGTTCATGCACTTACACTTCATCAATACGTCTACGATTTGCCCCCAGATACTACCCTCGTACGTAATCATGTGTCCGTCAAAAGTACTGCTGTCCGTTGCTCCACCGAGTGCAATGAAGGCGAACGGTCTCTGCAAGATTTTACTAATGCCTTCTTTCACGAGCGTCGTCTTACCAGTACCCATCGGTCCTTCAATGGCAATCGCCGTTCCCGTACTTTGCGGATTAGATATCAATCGGCCAATGTACTGCATGATTTGCGTCTTGGCATCTTGTAGTCCGTAGGTAGATTCGTCCAGTTGCTGCTTTGCCTTTTCCAGAAAGGCATGGCATGCATCGGGACCATCTTTCAGGGTTACGGGAAGCGTGTGGTACTTTCCAAAGGGAATCCTCATGAACCCATCTAGCCAAGCACGAATCTTTCCAATTTCACCATCGCTACCTTGTTTGAGCTGATTCATTTTCTGAAACGCAATCAATTTGTACTCATCTGGAATATCGGATTCCAGTAAACGAATACGATTCGGCTTTTGTTGCTTGTCCAATTCACGAAGCGTAGTAAGCTTTCCGAGGAGTGTGCGCTGCTCTTCCATAGCCAACCCTCTGAAATAACTCACGTCATTCGGCGGTTTATTTTGAATCAATTCACCAAATTTTGTTTCATTTTCTTTCTTTTCCTTCTTTTCTGTTCGTTCTTTAGCATCTTTTGTCTTTTTCGCCATTTCTTGATGCGTTTTCACCATTTTCTTGTACATGGGTAACTCTTTGTAAACGGAAAGCTCCGATCCCATCTTTTCCATTTTTTCTAAAAATTCTTCGGTTTTTTCAACATCTATTTCTTCATCCGATTCTTCTTGTCCCACAGTAAAGGTAATGTTTAGATTGATGGGATCAGACTCTTCCGTGTAATCCGAGTCATCATCGTCCGACTCTTCCGTTTCCGTCACATAATCAGAGTCAGAATCCTCCGTTTCATATTCAGAATCAGACTCCTCCGAGTCTTTCTTTACCTTATCTTTCATATACTTAGAAGGGAAGATTTCGCTAAGTAATTCATTGAATTTGTCTTGATCAAATGGAGCATTACGAAGATTGTACTTATGAGGCATTTCTATAATGAAAAGAAAGAAATCTTCATATCAATTTTTTTATCCATTATTGTATGAGATCTATTGGAACCTTTCGCGCAGGTACCACTACGTTGGGATCAGACACCGTTTCGCGTGACCAACACTTTGCAGCAGGACGCGCCATGGTGACTCAAAAAGTAGAACAAAATCGTATTCCCAAGGTCGGTGTTATGGATAGTTCTCAGCGTACTTCATTAAGAGTTGCTTCTTTAGGTAACTTGAGAACACAATTTGCAACACGTAATGGGAATGATGTAAAAAGTGCATTGTTACGTACACGAAATGCAGGTGCCGTTGCTCCAAAAAAAAAGGGTGCAAAGTGATTAGCCAACTCCACCTTTTAGATACATTGTAAAGATCCATTGAATACAGTAGGTTGAAGAATGCCATCAATGATAATGGTAAGTAAATTGGTCTGTTGATCATAGGCAACTATCGGATAGGTTGTATTATTGTATATGATATTGTTGATGGGTGTGGTGCATACGGTACCATTGATAGATAAGTTAGAAGGATTGACTTCTATATGAGTTGAACCAACTGTGGAAACAAGTAACGTATTGGTATGTAACGTAGAACAGGACGTATCGTTGATATGATATTGTAGTCCAACCGGAACACTGGATTGTAGTTTGAATACGTATCCAGAATGACCATTGGTTGGACCATTTGGAAGATAGGTTACATTTGGAAACACAATTGTATTCAACGTACTGGTAGAATTTAATGTAATCAAATGAATGGTAGACGGATCACATGAAACGGGAAGTATAATATACGAGCCGTAGACAAATGCATTATAGTTTGTATTGCTTGGATCATAAGTACAAGTTAACGCATTTTGTACATCTTCATTGTATCGGTAAGGTGCCCGTGGCCGTATCCCATCACGAGGATAACGTCCCACTCTACCGATTCCACCAATTTGATTCATGGTAAAAATATAGTCACGTTTGTCACCCGTAGCGATGCGTTTGACAGCTCTATGCTGAAACGTACGACGATCTAATTGAAAGGGTAACCCCTGCTTCTTCGTACCACCAGCTGTATTGAGATGTACGTTACAGCCAAGTATGGTACTTCCAGCAGAAGATGGTCCAATGACTCTTGCTTTACTCATACCTATATAAACATAAAAAAAGGATACATTTTATGGAAGAATGTATCGTTTGTTTTGAAGAAAGGGAACCCATTGCTTTTCCATGTGGTCATAAAGTATGTGGTGTATGTTATCCTAAACTAAGACGATGTCCTCTATGTAATTATGAAGTGGTTATTTTCATACCGCCACGCCCAGTAGAAGTAGTGTATCCACGTCCTAGAGATGACACTAAAAAATTACAAATGATATGTTGTTTTATTATATTAGGTATTATACTATTGTCTTTGCACAAGTGGCGTTAATACACACAAACACCTTATTTTTCTGAAAGAATACCGGTTCTTCCGAATAAACCATTTTTACACCCCATGGACGTACAAACGAGGCGTTATTCGTCGTAATCGCGTTATATTTTCTACGCGCGATCAGTGTGCTTCCATCTACAGGTCCTTGAGTAGAAAACGATGGGTTGCTTGGTTTATAAATAGTAATGTTGGAGCAGGCGGGATAGGTTGGAAGATTCTCTGCATAATGACTACTATCATTCGGTGAGCCATCCGGTGCCTTGGTATAATCAATTCCTGCAATGGAATGAAAACTAGATTTGGCTACATACGTATTACCCCGTCTCTTCAAGTAAGTGGCGTAGTCTGCATAATATTCTGGTGTTTCATTACCTTGGACATCTATGCGAGGTTTATTGGTACGTCCTGTGCGAATATTGGCATTTCCACTAAAGCTAATGACATTCCCTGGCTGGCAACAGACCGTTTTTTGCATTCCATTATCTTTTTTACCAATCATTTTGAAAGGCATTCCTACACGTCGTGAATTTACACATGGATCACAATCAGAAGGTGTACTGTAAGCAACAGATGCCGTATGTGACGAGCTAGTACCCGTTTTACGATAATGTTGTAAAGGACGTGCCGATGGGTACCATGTTGTACGAATGGCTCCTGGAACGGTTTTTACCTTTCTAGGTACATAATCTAATTGATTGGTTGTTTTTTGGATCGCAGGTTTATAATGCAATACTTTATAACTACCGTTTTCCATAGAATATAAAAACAAAATATATACTATGTATTGGTTGATTGTGTTATTACTAGCCCTTCTTTTATACCATACATGGAAAAAAGAAGGATATGAAAATTATGATGATCCATCCTGTTTAACCCTTGCTAAAAAAAATCAAGCCAATTTAGATTCCTTAAAAAAAGATGTAGATGCAATTCTGGCACTTCAAACAAAAGTACAGACCTTGCAAAATACAACGGATGCTAATTCCAAACAATTAAAAAGTTTAGTAGACCAAGTTTACAAAACATAACGTACGTGACTTTCCCACGTATACCTACAGTACGACCATTCTAACGTAGGCATGACACTTTTCACTGATATACCATCTGGTATAAACGTGTAATAGATGGGTGGCAGTACATACATTAATAATTCTCGTTCATTGAACCTTTCCTCGCATGGCTCAATGGTATGCGAAGTAGGTATATGCTTTACCAAATCTTCCAACAGAGGTGGATACATATAACAATAATAAAGTCGCCAATTGGTACATCCTGTAGTATAATACTGCATATTCCAAGCTAACATATCTATATAGTTTTTACAAATATCCTCCTTGGGTGTCGTGAAAAAGGAATCATAGTAGCGTTGTTGCCATCCCTTTTTAGTAGGACCAATAAAGTGTTCCTTTTCTCTCTTCAACATGGGAAGATTTTGTTGTCTCTTTTCTTCCGTAGAGGCATCTACATGAAATCGGTTTCTTGCATAATATTCTTTGATGATAATGGATTCTTCTTGTACAGCGAGAGCGGCGATAAACTTTTGAACAATAGGCCATTGTATCTCTCCGTCAAATAAATGTTCGTTCACGCCAATCGTAGACGTATACGTTCGGAACAAGGTATCAAATCCATTGGTTCTCAGATTAAGGGCTGGAAAATGAGGCATGAAATCGTTCCCTAGAAAGAGTGTCATGAAAATATAATCGGATAACTTGGTTTCTCCAATCATTTCACGAATACTTTCAGCAAGTTTCGGTACATCCAGTACGTGTAACTCGCGATCTTGTAACATGAACGCTGGTGCTTCACGTAAAAGGCGAATCTCACCGTACTGCAAATGGTGCAAACTCAAGATGATAAGGTCAGAGTCTAGCCCATAGACTAGGGTTTTTTGACCTTGGTGAAGTTCAGGATGCTCACGTATCCATGCAAAGAGTTTGTGTTCTCCTTCACCAGCTTCTTTACTGGTAGAGAGTTGAAAGGATTCATAGCGCGAGGCATGGGATTTGAAGTAGGTGTGGAGCTCGGTGTCTAGCTTATTCATGAAAGAGGTGCCTGGCGTAATTTGCATGATGTTCCAAGTAGACGTGTTTTGTTGAATCCAGCTTTTGAAACGGCGATCCTTTTGCTGTTTGATTTTTGCCATGGGCGGGATACCGTCAAAGGCGATGAAGACGCGTTTGGGACGTACAAGGGAAAGATAAAAGTCAATCTTTTCGCATACCAGTTGAATGAGGATGGTCTCATCTACTTTATCCATGCTAGAAACCATATCATAAATGATAGAGTTACTATCTAGATATAAATTATCAGCGGTTTGTAGCGCGGTAATGATGTAGGGATGTTTACGTAACAGATATGAAAAATAGCTCGGGATTCCCATTGTCTAGTAGTGTCGTGTTCTGTTTAACTCTTTTATGAAACGTATTAGAAAGACACGGAGAAGATAAAAGGATGCAAATGAATATAGATGTAGTCAAACGCGATGGTCTTGCTCTTAGGTTAGCGTGCAAACAATTATCCGAGAACAGAGTTTGTCCTTGCCGCCGTCAAAATAATGGTCGCGCATTTTACTGGGCATCCTACGATTTAAGAGCAGACAAAGAGATTGTTCTCGCCGCTGTAAAAAACATCGGGCGTGCTAACCGAGATTCCCTCTTTAATGAAAGATACAGAAAGACAGATATTAAATAGATTGTACTAGTGTATAGTAAATGAATATCTATTACATCAATTTGGCGCACCGTGCGGATCGCAATGATCACGTTTGTCAACAAATCGCCTCTATTGGATGCACACCCATTCGCATAGATGCAGTAGAATGTAAACAGGGCGCCATTGGTTGTGGTATGAGTCATATTCGTTGTCTAGAGCTAGCCAAGGAATATAATCTTCCCTTTGTCTGTGTCGTAGAAGATGACATTGAATTTACGGATCCGAATTTCTTTCGCCGTCAATTAGATGCCTTTTTAGATAGCTCGGTTGACTGGGACGTTCTCTTGTTAGGGACAAACATGGGTCCACCTTTTGACAAAGAAGAGGGATGTCTTCGCGTGTTCAACGCACAAACTACAACCGGCTACCTCGTAAAGAATCGCTATTATGATACTTTGTTAGCAAGTTTCAGGAAAAGTGTCGGCTACTTGATAACCGATTATAATGTCAAGCTTTTTGCGATTGATATTCAATGGAAACGTTTACAACAACGTGACCGTTGGTACGTATTGTATCCCCTTACCGTCATTCAGCGCAATGATTATAGTGACATTGAAAAGAAACAAGTAGAGTACGGATCCATGATGACAAGTACAAAGGAAAGGGTTTAAATAGGTTACTCGTATTCATACAGTATGACCCTTTACATTGATTGTCGTGAACATGCTTTGTTAGCACGCATGAAGGCAGAGTCCAAACAAATGTCCATTGGTGACATTTCTATTGAAAAGGATGAACAAACTATTGTTTTGATAGAACGTAAAACGGTAGCGGATTTGGCCGCCAGTATTTGTGACGGACGGTACAAAGAGCAACAGTATCGCCTACTGGAATCTACGTTGCCACCACACCGCATCGTCTACTTAATTGAAGGATCCATGGATACGCCTACGTCTTTACCGAAGAAAAATTTGGAATCGGCGCTCATGAGTTTATGGTTTCACGGCTTTTCCGTCATGCATACGACGTGTCTAGAGGGTACGGTAGAGTATCTTACCATGCTGGTAGAAAAGGTACAGAAGGATGCGACGGAAAAGGATTACATTTCCATGGTAAAAATTAAGAAGAAGGATAAGTTGACACCGGAAAACATTGATTTGTTAATGTTGTCACAAATACCGGGTGTGAGTACGGTAACGGCAAAGGCGTTGTTAGATGTGTACGGAAGCATGTATGACTTGACGACGCAGTTGAAAGCAAACCCAGCTATACTAGATACGTTTACAACGGGTGAAAAGAAACGAAAGATTTCTAAAAAAATTATAGAATCGTTACAATTGTATCTTCATAGTGTATGAAGGACCTTGTGATTCGTGGCATTAAAGTAATAGACATTGGATTCATTACCGCTTTGTATTTAACGTTTGGAATCGTGTTGGCGAAGCTTTGCGACCGTGCCCTTGGCGAATTTGATGAAGAGAAGGAGAATCAAAAACCACTTTGGCAACTCTTGATAGAATTATTTTTGTATTTATGGTTTATAGGTGTAGTCGTGTATATGGTTAGAAATGTAGTACAGATGATACCCTTTCCATTTCATGGTGTCTATGGGTATGATCATTTTAGAGTCAAAGAATTAATCAATGCAGTGATATTCTTTGTTACCTTTCTTCATTTTCAAGATTATTACCAGAAAAAAATAAGATATTTATTCATACGATTAAAATTGAATTCTTTTTGACAAAGATCAGTAAAATGGACATGTATTCAGTGATACGTGAATCTGTCAAGTACAACTCTTACGTCATCAATACTTCTCAACTAGAATCAACGAAACAGTATCAATTGTATCCTACGGGAGATTCGGATCTGAACGGTCGTAAATATGTAGCATTACCTTCTAAACCTACACCCGAAGAAATCAAAAAATATAATATTATGAAATAATCTATTTGTGACGAATGGATTGATGTGATTCTACCGTTAAATTCTTCAAGGCACAATTCAAACGATTCCCATCTTTATGGTGCATCAAGACTTTTTTATCAACGTCCAAATTCAAAAACGTCATGGCCATGATACGACTTCTCATGTACTGACGTTTTTGAATCAAAATGACATTATATCCCTGACTATGATTGGCTGAATTATTCACAAGTTTCCAAACACCTGATTTAAAGAGTCGCTCTATTTCACCGTTTTCATAAACACGAAGAAGAGTATTTTCAATGGTTAGTTCTTTCATTTTGATAGATGGATGCGGAAAAGCAATTCAATTTTTTATGAGGATAGAGTATGGTAAGCAATGAAGAGGTCACTTTGATCGTTCGCATTTTATGTGTAGTGATCATTATATTTATTGTCATCTACTTAGCCCTTATCTTTACAAAGGGAAAGTGTTCTCCTGGATCATTGGCAACTCTCAAGGGAATTAGTGCAAATGATAAAAATTATCAAGAAAAGTTACGCGATTATTACATTAAAACGTCCTATAATAGTTGTTCTACGGGACAATTTCAAAACGATTGGGTCGGACTGTGTGCTTTGGAAAACGTCATTAAACAAGGATGTCGTGTACTAGATTTTGAAATTTATCAAGTAGATGAGAAAACCGTGGTTGCCACGTCTAATACTACACGGGTTACAGAAAAAGGAACCTATAATTATTTAACCATTGATAGTGTCATGAAAACAATTGCTGAAAAAGCCGTTTCTAATTCCATGACTGGCGATTATTGTCCCAATACCAATGACCCCTTGTTCCTACATTTTCGGATTAAAAGTGAACACATTGAAGTCTATGATGATATTGCTGATGCCATTAAAACACATTTAAATTCTAAATTATTATCCAATGAATACAGTTATGAAAACAATGGAAAAAATTTGGGATCAGAAGTATTATCATCCTTGTTAGGTAAAGTCATCATTATGGTAGATAAAAAAGAAAACAATAACATACGTGACACCAAAATGTATGAATTAGTCAACATTATTGGAAATTCTGCCTTTTTACGTTCTTTGCCCTTTAATGATATTGTGCATACACCGGACATGGATGAACTTATTGATTATAATAAAAAGAATATGACATTTGGATATCCGGATTTATCGCATGAACCAAAAAATTATAATTTGTTAACTTTCAATTCATATGGTGTTCAAATGTTTGCCATGTGTTTCCAGAAAAAAAATGCCTTATTAGATGCATACAATGATTTTTTCAAAGATTTTGCATTTAGAATCAAACCACCCGAGTTGAGATATTCTGAAGTAACGGCAAAAGAACCCAACCCCATCAATCCAGATTTATCACCCGGTTATAAAAACTATTCTACCAACTATTATAATTTTGATTTATAATATAAAATGTAACTCCTAACTATAGTTATGATTTTTATATATACCTGTAAACCTCGGCTCAACCTTGCCTTGCAATTATATGACATGTTGTGGAATGTACCTGTAAAGAAATTCATCGTGTATGGTGATACGATAGACACGGACTACGTATTTACCGAAAAATATTTAGTCTTGAACGTAGGAGATTACTATGAGAATTTAACAGAGAAAACAAAAAAAATGTTTCAAGTAGCTGAAAAAGTATTTCCAG